GACCGTTTCGGTAAAATACTATGACACAACGGGAGCATTACAAACATTTTCGACAGGTAATTACAATTTGCAAGGGTCGACCACGCCACCGCGCCTTTGGTTAAAAGACAACGCCTCATGGCCGGAGACAAGGACGGATGGTCCGGGTGTTCAAATTAGCATTACCGTTGGTTATACTTATGTAACGGGCAATGCAACACCCGCTCCAATAATTGCAGCAATGAAACTAATTATTGGCCACCTTTACGAAAACCGCCAAGACGTAGTGGATAGAATACAATACACAATGCCTCAAGGTGCGGCATATTTGATACAATCATATAGAGATTTGACGGCATGATAATTGGAAAAATGGACCGCAAAATTCGGATTTTTACTAATCTAACAACGCACAATGATTATGGCGAAGAGTATATCCAATCAGAAAGCGCAGTTGATTTGTGGGCCGCTGTCGATTTTAAACAAGGAAAAGTAGGCATAGATGCCGACAACCCATTAGCAGAAATACCGGTCGTGTTTACAACGCGATATAATCAAGGGTTTACAGCAAACACGCTTAAATATATTTTTTACAATGACGTAAAATACTACATTAGAAGTGTACAAGAGATAGGGAGAAAACAAGGATTGAGAATTTTTACAATAGCACAAAGCCAATAACAATGAGAAAAACAGGATTAGACGGTAGAGAGCTGCGCGATGTGCAAAGGGCGTTAAAAAAACTTTCACCAAAAAACGATAAACGATTAAAACAAAACATCCGTGCGGCTCTTAAAAAATCCGCAAAACCAATGGTTACCGCATTAAAACAAGAGATAACAAAGACATACAAAAAAAACAGTAAAGGACAATTAAAAAAATCTATTGCAGCAATCGCAGCAAAGCGAGAGCGTAACGGTGTTGCGGTTTACGTTGGGGCTCGCGTAAAAAATGCATTTAGAGCAAAAGACAAAACGGGTTTTTATTTCTATTTCTTAAGTGAAAGAGGTTTTACAACCGGATTTAGTAAAAAAGGACAAAAAAGAAAAGATGGGCCAAAACGAAGCCCGGACAATTTATTAGCAAAAATGCCACAACACGAAAACGCCGTATATCAACAAATAGACACGCAAGTACAAGATATTATAGCGCGTAAATGTTTAAAATTGGGTTTTAATTTCGGATAATATGCCAAGTTACAATAACATAGGAAAAGCGATATACAACATTTTGGCCAATAATGGCCCGGTGGCGGCTATTGTCTCAACGCGTATATTTCCAAATAAGAGCGAGCCCAACGCGGCTTTTCCTTTTATTATATATCAAACGGAGGGCACTATACCAAACAACACAAAAGACGGCGCAAGCATAACGGACGCCATAGAGTTAGATATTAGCATTTTTGCGACAACATACAGCGAGGCAACGGACCTTGGGGAAAAAGTACGCGAGGCCTTAGATTATGTGGCGGCGGGTACATATAACACAATCAATTTACAAAGTATTAGTTTTGAGAATGAGGACAACGATTACGATAGCGACATAATGCCGCATGGCGTTTACCTTAAAACTCAAACGTATAATTGTAGAGTAATTTTTAGTTAAAATGGAAAAAGTAAAAGTAACACTAATCAGAGATTTCGTAATGCCTGGCAAAACATTGTTAAAAGGTACGGAGTTAGAAATAACAGCGGACCGCGTGCAAAACTTTATTGACACGGGTTTAATAGCGGGTAAAAAAGAGAAAAAGAAAGCGGCCAATAAAATAGAGAAGGCCGCAATCGATAAGTAATTTAATATATTAAAATAATTATAAAATGGCAACAGCAGGAATTTTAAACGGCACGTCCTTATTGTTATATGTGGACGTATCGGGAACTCAAACACCAATTGCATTTGCAACATCGGGGAGTTTATCATTAAACATGGACACGCGAGAAACTACTAACAAGGAAAGCGCGGGTTGGAGAGAATTATTAGAAAGCACTAAATCATGGACAATGGAAGCAGAGGGCTTTCATGCACTTGACGCAACGAATTTTGACTTTAAAGATTTGTATGCAAAGCTAGCAGCGAGAACGCAAGTGTCTTTACAATTTAGCGTTGGCGCATCGCCGGCAACGGGTGATTACTATTACCACGGAACGGCTTACATTACGTCTATTTCAATGGATAGCCCATTAGAAGATAGCGTAACATTTAGCGCGTCTTTTGAGGGTACGGGAGTATTAAACGAGACCACTCCGTAATAAAATTATTGGCGAAAAATGGGGGTGTAAAAACCCCCAAAATCGCCTCTAAAATTAAATTTAGACGCGTCTAAAAAACAAACAAAAATGCAAATTTGCTTATCAAGTAAATTGCGTGTGTTAAAAGTTCTCAACAAACCCGTTATGGTTACACCGCAGAGGGTAGAAAGTCGCTTAAAACGGCTTAAAATAGCGTTAAACGAGGTGTGGCAAAATGGGGTAAAAAGACAAAAAACAAGCAAAAATTAACATTAACAACAAACAAAAATGGATTACAAAATAATAAAGATTGACAAGAAAAATTACCCCGTTCGTTTTGGTATGGCGGCTATGATGACTTTTACAAAATTGACAAACAAAGGGCTAAACGATTTGCAAACAATGGGCGACAATATGAACATTGAAGAGGCGTTGGCGTTGTGTTATGCGGGCCTAAAACAAGGTGCGCGAAAAGCGGGCCAATCGTTTGATTTGACATTAGAAGAGGTTGGCGATTTGTTTGATGCGGACCAAAATGGTTTTTTTGAAATAATGGGAGTATTTAGTGAAGCATACGAAGTTGAAGCCGAACCGGGAAACGCAAAAGGGGACAAGAAGAGCCCCAAGAAATAGAAAAAATTAGTTGGGACCAAATACAAGTTTTGGCCTACAAAATGGGATTGAAGCCCAACGAGTTTTACGACATAACGCCAAAAGAGTTTTTTTTAATGCAGCGAGCATACGAAAAAACAAGCATAGAACAATTGCAAATGCAATGGGACACAACGAGGTGGTTAGCCACTATTTTATTACAACCCCACATGCGCAAAGGGAGAAAGATAAAACCCAAGGATTTAGCAACGTTTCCGTGGGACGAAAAAGAAAAGAAAGTTAAAAAATACGATAAAAAACAAATAGCGAAGCAAGCCGATTACACGGCTAAACTTTACAATAAAATTTGGGAAGACCATGGCAAAAAAAAGGATTAGTTTTGTTTTAGCACTTTCAACGGGTCAGTTTAGCACGGCGCTAACAATGGCGCAAAAAAAGTTAACCCGAGTTAGTAAACAAATGAAAAACGTTGGCTCAACAATGAGCCGTAACGTAACCGCTCCGTTTGTTGCAATTGGCGCAGCCGGCGCAAAAATGGCCATCGATTTTGATAAAAACATGACCAAAATCGAGACGTTGGTAGGTTTGACGGGTCAAGAGGTTAATGCAATGCGTGGCGAAGTAATGAAGCTCTCCGGAGCAACAGCCCAAGCTCCCGCAGAATTAGCGGACGGTTTATTTTTCCTTACCTCTGCGGGGTTAAGAGGTGCTAACGCGATGGAAACATTAGAGGCGGTTAGTAAAGGGGTTGCCATAGGTTTAGGAGAGCAAACGGATTTAGCAAAAGTAGCCGCAGCAGCGCAAAACGCTTATGGCGCAGACGTCTTATCCGCAAGTGAGGCATTAGATATTTTTGGCGGTATGGTCCAAACCGGTATGTTTGAAGCATCCGATTTAGCCGGAGTATTAGGAACCCAATTAGGTTTAGCATCCAACCTTGGTATTAGTTTTGAGGAGTTGGGTGCAATGATTTCTACATACACTAAAACAACGGGAGATGCTAATGCGGCAACTACGGGTTTAAGCGGTGTTATGATGAGTTTTGCGAAAATCACCCCGCAACAAGTGAGGGCGTTAGAAAGCGTTGGAATGAGTGTGGAGGGGGTTAGAGAAAGTTTAAGCCAAAATGGTTTACAAGCCACCTTAATAGAGATGCAAGGAGCTTTCCAAGCGAGCGGCGTTGATTTGTCAGCGTTTTTTAGTAAAAGTCAAGCCCTTAAAGGTGTGTTGGGTGTGTTAGGTACCCAAACCGAGACATACAAAGAGGTGTTGGACGATTTAGGAGATAGCGCCGGTTTTGTTGAAAATGGATTTGAAAGAGTAAGCGAGGGGCCGGGGTTCAAGCTGCAAAAAACATTTAACGATTTAAAATTAGCGGGTCAACAATTAGGCGAAGCCCTTTTGCCTTTTATCGTAAAATTGGCCAATGTAGTTACGACATTGGTTAACAAGTTTACATCCTTAAGTAAAACAAGCAAAACCGTTGTGGCCGGCATTGGTATTTTAGTTGCATCCATTGGCCCCGCAATTTCAATTATTGGCGGTATTGGTTCGGCTTTTGTAGCACTTACG